TTTGCCGCATCGTTTTGTACGATGCGGCGTTTTTTATGCCTAAAAAACTTTGGCAGACCGTGCCGGGCTCCGAACCCTGAAGTCGGATGCGAACCGGGCGGGGTCATCCATGTACTTTTTGAAAATCCATCGGTTTCACGCTTCTTTCTTTGCATTTTGCAGAGTGCTGCGGGCAAGCGCATCGCTTTTATGCCCCCTTCTCGGAAATTTCTTCAAAAATTTCCGCACCATCGTAGGTTGACACAGCCTTGAGCTGTTCCACTTGGTTGAAGCTGGCGTTCAGGGTGATCGAGATTTCGTAGTCTTTTCGGACACGAATCTCCGTAATGAACTGCTGCAAGATAGCGCGGCGTTCATCGTGGTTGGCGGTGTCGTACACATCCGCCCATGTAAACAGCTCGTTGCAGATGTAGTTGCTGCGCTTTGCCGTTTTGGTGGCTTCTTCGTATTCTTCCTGTGCCTGCACGAGCTGCTTTTCCAGAGTTTCCAAAGTCTCTCTTGCCTCGGCTACCAGTGTGCCGAGCAGTTCTTTGTCCAAGGCACTTACGCCCCGGATGACGAGGATGGTTTCGGCTTTCAGGTCGTCCAGTTCTTTCTGCTTGCTTTCCAAGTCTTTCTGGATTTTCTTGACCTTCTTCTGGATGCGAGCGGCATCGTTGGTCTTGACCGATTCCAGCAGCTTCTTCCGGGAAACCTCCCGGAACTGTGCGAAGATCTGCCGGACAACTTCTTCCACAATGGAATCCAGCTTGGAAACACCGTAGCCGGACTGCCCATCGCAGTCACCCGGATGCCGAATCTTATAAAAGCAGCTATACCGGGGCCGGACTTCTTTCACCGTATGCCCATCGGCGTAGGTGTGTGTCCGTCCGCTGCTGGTCAGGCTCAGGCAGTTGCCGCAGTGACCGCAGTAAACCAGCCCGGTCAACAGAGCTTTGGAACTGGTGCCCAGTGAAGTGCCGCCACGCTCACAGGTGCGTGCCTGCCGCAGTTCCTGTGCCTGCTCGAACAGCTCTGGTTCGATGATGCGGAGCTGCGGACACTCCGTCTCCACCGCACCGTTGATGAGGTATCCCGTGTATCCTTTGTTCTTGATCATCCGAACGATGCTGGTGTTGGGAATGTTTTTGTTGTTCCGTCCTACGACTCCCTGTTCATAAAGATAGTGGCTCAACTTCTGTGCGCCGTAGCCCTCGTAAACGTACTTGTGGAAAATCAGCCGGACGATCTCAGCTTCCGCTTCATCAATCACAAGGTCGCAGACTTCCTGATTCTTCTTGTTCACCCGACCAAGGCGGACACGCTTGTAGCCAAAAGGCACGGTGCCGCCTGTATAGTGGCCTTCCCCGGTGAGCTGTTCCAGCCTTGTCCGGGTACGGACAGAGGTTTTCAGACTTTCGCCGGATGCCTGCCAGTAGCGGATGTAGTTCATCAGCTTGTCCACATGGGTGTCAAATCGCTGCTGTCCTTCGTTCACGCTCCAGACTTCGATGCCCTGCTTCGTGAACCATTCCACGATAAAGGGCGTTTCATCATCACGGCGACCGAGACGGTCAAACATGAACACCAGCAGGATGTCAAACTTGCCCTCCATTGCGGCCTGTTGGATTTTCTGGAGTTCATCACGGTCTTTGGCAGACTTCTTAAAGCCGGAAACGCCTTTTTCGGAAAATTCCTTGACGATCTCCCAGCCCTGACTTTCTGCAAAGTTGCGGCAGGCTTCTTTCTGCATGGGGATGTCGTCTTTCTCGACCTGTCCTTTGGTCGAAACACGGTATAAGGTATAGACACGTTTTTTCATTTCAATCTCTCTTTCTTTGAGTGAGAAAGGAAAAATCAAACGTGTTTCGTCCATATTTTGTTTTCAAGGTTCAGTTCGATTTTATCTTATCTCACGCATTCAAGGAACACAAGGATGTCAGGCAGCGGTGTGCCCTGCCGTGCGCAGGATGGTGGTTTGCAGCAGCTTCTGGATCGCATCCAGACAGTCCGTATCCGCAGGCGCATAAGTAATCTTGACTTTGCAGCCTTTGACGGAAAGAGTTTCCGATTTAGCGGTGGTATCGCAGATAGCGTTCATAGGCCTCCTTTCTCCATACCCATTCGTTCAGATCGAGCTGATACAGCAGCGCATAATTGAGCCGAATGAGTTCCGGGATGCTCAACCGCCCCATCGGGCGGATCAGCCGTCCCTTGCTGATGGTCTGGACAGATTCTGCCAAGATCATAGAGGGCTGCAAAAAAGCCCGATTACCGTCCACAAGAACGTGGGCTTGGTGATCGGGCTTCTTTGCAGTATTGGATGTAACAGGCGCAACAATGAGGTTGGGCGAATAGCAGTTTGCGGTGTTGTTCTGCACCACGACCACAGGGCGGATACCGCCCTGCTCGGAGCCAAGGTGCGGCTCCAGATTGGCGTAGTAAATATCACCGCGCAGAAACTTTCGGTTGACTGGGATCATGTTCATCACCGCTTGCAGGGCAAATTGTGGGTACGGCCAGCACCGTTGTAGATGGACAGGATCTGTTTCATGTGGCGGTCTGCCACATTGCCAGTGTCGTTTTGTGCCAACCGGGTGATGGTCTTGGGATGCACTGTGCGCAGCCGGAGAATCAGCCGTTCCCGGCTGTATTCGCCCTGATACAGAGCCAGAAAACGAGCCATGCCATGCAGGATGCCAGACAGGAACGAATCCGAATCGCCACCCCAAGCGTCTACGAGAACGCTCAGCATTTCATGGTAAAGTGATGCACCGTAGCTCTTGTAGATGTAGTAAGCCGAGCGGATGCAGTAGATTTTCCACGGGGCACGAATCCCATCCAGCGCAAAGCGTACACCGGTATTTTCCGTTACGGCGGCAAAGTCGCAGGCGTTTTCTTCGTGTGCCACCAGTTTGGCACGAAGCTGTTCACCCGCGGTCAGTTCGCTGGAAATGCCTGTCTGCACAGCAAACAGCAGAGCTTCATGCTCTTTGGAAAGGCCGTAGAAGACCTTGCAGCGAATCGGGAGGTCACGCCCACCGTTGCACGTTTTCCGTGCCTCAATGGTGTTCTGACCATCAAAGACGAAGTAGCGGCCATCCCGGTAGCTGACCTTCGGCTCATTGGCGATGTACTCCGAAAAGTTTGCTGCGATTCGTGCAACCTTGCCCATGCGGAGCAGCCGCTGATATTCGGCGCAGGGGTTCAGCAGAACGCTGTCAACGTACCGCACCTCGAAGTTGCACTCTGGCAGGCTGGAAAGGTTCAGGTTAGAAAGCATCATAGCGTTTTCTCCTTTATTTTCAGAAGATACTGTACGGCATCTTCGGTCAAGTCATGAATGATCTTGCGGCAGTCCGAATCTTCAAAAACATCCGGGTATTCTTTGAAAATGCTATTCCAGCGGCGAATGAAGTCCTCTTTCGCACCCTGCACTTCGCACATCATCAGGGAACCGTTTGCAACGGCTCGTTCCTGATAGCGGTTGTCAATGGATGCTTTCAGAAAGGTTCTTTCTTCGGTAGTAAGCTGGCGTTGATGCCCTTGGATGCTTTTGCTGATTTCAGAAAGCGTTTGTTTTGAAGAAGTTGTTTCGGCTTTTCGGGGCTGACGTTCCTGCTTTGGCTTCCGCAATTCTGCAAGAGCAGCAGGAATTTCTGCTTTTGGCATTTTTGCCAAGGCGGTGATTTCTGCGTCCGTTGCCTTGATGTGTCCAGTCAGGATATCCTCTCTTGCACCGGGGACCGCATCTTCCGCTGCGTCCACGCCTTTGGCATATTTTTCTGCTCTTTTTACAGTGGCTGGTCCCACACCGTTCTGGGCGGCAATGCGCTCACAGGTGGAGAGCCGCTTTGCCCTCAATGGATCATTTTGAACCATTGAGGTGAACCGTCCGTTCTCATCGTGTGCCCGCTCTTTGGAGCCGCCCCGTGCCAGCTTTTCGGATTCATACAGCTTGCCCATCAGAAACTTCTTCCGTTCCGGGTCGAGATTTCTGCGTCCAAGCTGGTTCTGGCAGATCCATGAGAGAGCTGCGTAACGGTTATCCAGTTCGATCTCCTGTATCTGGTAGGCGATGAACGGATGCTTCCGCAGGATGCGGTAGCGGGTATGCCCGTCCAGAATAAAGCCATTCCAGATGATAATGGGATTCAGCAGCCGCCCTTCGTGGAGAATGTTCTGCTCAAGCTGTTGTTCTTCTTCAAAATTCAGGGGCGGGATCTTGCCCTGAAACTCCGGGTCGATTTTAAGCGCATTCAGATTCATCATCGAAATGGCCTCGCTTCACATACTGCCCAGCGTTCTTATCGGGCTGTACATAATAATCGAAACCATAGCGAATCTGGCAGTAGGTGCAGACATCCTTGATCTTCTGCTTAGGGTCTACGCGCCGGACGCGAACGCCCTTTGCCCCCTGAAAGGAATCCAGACAAATCGGGCAGAGGGTAGTCAAGCTGGCTTCGTCTACGCAGTTGTTATAAAATCGACTCATATAGATTTCCTCCATATCGGTATTTTGATGGGAAATGTAAAACCACCAGCCGAGAAATCCTCAACTGGTGGTTTGAAAAATACTGTTTTTCTCCTATTTGTCCTCGACACCCCGGAGGTGGGAACTTTTCGGCGGCGGATTTGCACCGCTCCATTGGCATCTCAGCCACCCCGTCTGCTTTCTGACCGGGCCGCGAATTACGGAAGTATCATTGTCTGGAAGTACCGAAAAGCTGCTTCTTCAATTTTCAAGGTACACGGTACAGTTTCGGGTTTGTCGTCCCCTGTTAGGGGGGCTGCCCTTGCTGTGACCATAGTGTACTTGAAAACTGAAGTTCTCGTTAGGAACCAGTAGTTCCGGTTTTGCCATTTTCACCGGAACCAATCGTTCCGGTTTACAACAGTAAAGCGTTTGATCAAGCAGATTCGCCCAGCATTTCCAGCATAACAAGAATCCGCCGCTGCATTTCTTTCAGTTCTTTGCGGAGCATTTGCAGCTGATCTTGCAGCTCCTGCTCCCGCTGGGACGCAGACACACCTAAGACGATGTAGTCCAGCGAGGAGCCAAATCGCTCCCGCAGCTCCACAAAGAGGTCGACAGACGGAACTTTCTCACCCTTCTCCAGATTTCTCATGTAGCGGTCACTGATGTTCAGGTCGATGGCAAGCTGTTCTTGTGTCACTTCACGGTCTTTTCGGAGGTTTTGGATTCGTTCACCCGTTGCAGCAGGATCATAATACATCACTCCCTCCGTTTCTTCCGCCGGGAGTGGGCGGAGCTTCATCTCCCATGCCGGATACGGCCAGCACATGATTTTTCACCAACATGAAAATACGGTCGGCATCAGCACTATGATTTTTGGTGCGCTTTTTGACGTTGGAAACTTCCAGCAATCGAGACAGTCGGAAGTACCATGTGGTCGACATGTGTATCACTGTCCAAACTCATTTCCATATCTTCCTCAATAATCGGAAGCTTGAATTTGATGGATTTGAGCCACTGACCGTTTGGCTGTCGTTCCTCATAGATATGGATTTCAGAAATCAGCGATTCCATAATCTGTCGCTTCTCCTGCTCGTCCATGACAGCGTACAGCTTTTCAAAATAAATCAGCACTTTGTAGATATTGTCAGCAGTGAGTTTTTCTGCTTCTATTGCCATTTTCTTTGCTCTGGCTTCAATCAACAGATTCTCCGTATCCTCTATCTTATCATACATTTTATAAAGGCGATCATCAAGGTCTGCTTTACGCTTGATGTAGTGCTTATCATCTGGGTCAAGGGTATCAATCTCATCAATCAAACGGGACTTCGTAGCATAGCTCTGACGAAGCTGTTTTTCATAATTGGCAATCTCCTGTTCAATGGCGGATGTATCTATCTTCATATTGATTTTTTGCTGCATCATCGCCGCAAACTTCGGATTGCTGACCAGTTTGATAATAACCTCTGCAACAGCACCGTCCAGCAATTCCTCATTGATTTGCTTCTTGTATTCACACTTATGACCACGGGTCATAGTGCGGTGTTTGCAGCCATAATAGAAGAAATCCTTATATTTCGTGCCGTCCGGCTTGTGCTTGATGCTTTTGTTGCCGTACATTCCGGCTCCGCAAATAGGACATTTAAGTAATCCGGTCAGCAGGTGTACCTTGTTGTCTTTACCGTTGTTGACCTTTTCATACTTCTTCGCCTGAGCAAGAAGTTTTACTTGGGCTTCATGCCAGAGTCCTTCTGATACAATGGCTTCATGCAGACCGTCAACTAACAGATAATTTTCCTGCTCCACAAGTCGGTAATCATTGCGAGTTCCATGTACCTTTTCTGTTCTTCTCCTGCCGTAAGCAATTTTACCACAGTAAACGGGATTTTTCAAAATTCTGCGAATCAGGGCTGCATCAAACAGAGGATTTTTTCCATTCTGCCGCTGAATTTTGTTGATACCGTGATTGGCAAGGTATTTCGCAAGTCCGTTAGCTCCTATATCGGTATGCACATACTGGTCAAAGATAATGCGGATTGCCTCGGCTTCTTCCTCGTTGATATACAGCATACCTTTTTCCAATTTGTATCCGTAGGGAGCAAAACCACCGTTCCATTTACCCTCACGAGCTTTCTGGATTCTGCCTTCCATCGTCTGAACACGGATATTCTCACGCTCAATCTCGGCAACCGCAGAAAGCACGGAAATCATCAGCTTACCGGCATCTTTGGAAGAATCAATGCCATCCTCCACACAAATCAGATTGACATCGAAATCTTGCATCACCTGTAAGGTAGACAGCACATCTGCCGCATTTCTGCCAAAACGTGATAACTTGAACACCAGCACATAGGACACGCCATCTTTACCGGACTTGATATCCTCCATCATGCGGTTAAATTCCAATCTGCCCTCAATGGACTTTCCCGATTTACCGGCATCCTCATATTCACCGACGATTTCAAAATCGTTGAACTCAGCATAGGCTTTCATTCTTGATTTCTGAGCATCCAAGGAGTAACCGTCTACCTGAACGGCAGTAGATACTCTCGTATAAATATATACTTTTGTTTTTTCTTTCATATCGCCATCCTCATTTGTGCCACAGCCTGTGGCATAATTCAGCTTTCATCGTCTGTTATTTTTTGCCGTCAGTTTTCTGTTCCAACATCTTTATCGAATTTAAATAATCATTTTCCACGTCGCTGAGCGTTCTTGTCTTATATTTTCGATATTCTCCAGTCGCTTTATCAACAGCCTGCTTATGAGTAATGCTTCCATTTCCAATTAAAAGCTGCTCTCCACTCATGGTAAGAATGCGATCCAGATGCTCTGCCCAGTCCTGCATCGTCATTGCCTGTTCACGCTCTGCCTGACGTTCCGCAAAATCCAGATACCCGGATACAAGTTGTCCCATAGCACGAAGCTCTTTCTCATTCAGATAGTTTTTCGCAACAATCGCTTCTTTGAGTGTCGGCTGATTACCGGCAAAGGTGGTAAGTCCCATGAACTCTTTTTCCGCATCCGCTCTTGTATAAATCACTTCTGCCGCAGTCTGTCCGTGAATGGCATAATGAATTTTATTCTGAACCTTTTTGAAAAAACGGATAGAGATTTCCGCTTTCGGGTCGTAGTCAATGCTGGTGGCATAGATTTCAAGCACCTGACGATAAAACACCTTTTCCGATGCACGGATGTCTCTGATTCTTTCAAGCAGTTCCTTGAAATATCCACCGCCGCCCAGATTTTTCAATCGTTCATCATCCAAAGCAAAACCTTTTTTCATGTATTCTTTGAGAATGTTAGTTGCCCAGATTCTGAACTGTGTGCCACGCTTGGATTTTACACGATAGCCGACAGAAATGATAACATCAAGATTATAGTAGTCAACCTGATAGGTTTTTCCATCTGCCGCAGTTGTTGCAAAATTTGCAACAACTGACTCTCGCTGCAGCTCGCCTTCGGAAAATACATTTTTTATATGTCTTGAAATAGTAGATTTATCTCTCTGGAACAACTCTGCCATCTGGTCAATGGATAACCACACGGTATCCTCATCAAATGTGGTTTCAATTTTTGTCAATCCATCTTCTGTTGTGTAAATAATCATATTGGATTTTTGATTCATATCATCATAATTGTTCACCGGAACACCTCATTTCTAATTGTGCAACGGGGTATTGCGCTTTTATTCTATGTAGCTCTATGCGTTGAGAACAGTAGCTCTCGCATAGAGTTTGGACACTTATTCCACGACTATTATATCATTGCTTTTCCATCAATTCAATAGTGTCACTGGGTTCTTCAGATGTGTTTTCTTCCTCCAAACAAGACGGCGGCTCTGGAAGATTATCAATATCCAGAACCGCCGCATATTTTTCTATTAAATTTGCAAGTAAATCGGCAAAACCATTCCATTTATCTGTCAATAGTGCTCTCCTTTCTTTTTCGTCCACGTTCCTGCGGAATGTCCTGTTTCTCTTTTCCTCTGGTCAAAACGGCATTAAGAAAAGCCCGTACCCTTTCAGGTGCGAGCTTGACAGCATCCAGATACGGCTGAGCCTGTTCCAGAAGTTTCTCATATCGTTTTTTCCATACCCCAGCATCTTTCTTGGCTGTTTCATATTTCTGCTGGTATTTTAATTTCTCCGCTTTTTCAGCAAAGCTGCTGACAGCATAATTTTTGAGAGTACGGCATTCATCGGGTGTCAAGACGATGTTCCCGGTAAAAGATTTCTTACCCATCGACTCCAGCTCCTGAACCGTCACCGCTATTCCGGTTGCCGCCTTAGTCTGTGCTTGCAGGGATTTAAGCTCCTGCTTTTTCTTCTCCGCAGCCTGTGTAGTATCGTCAAGCTGTGCTTCTTTCTGGTTCAGTTCCGCCGTCACAGCTTCCAGTCGCTGCTTTTCCTTTGCCACCTTAAACTGGGTCACAGTCAGATGTTCCTCGGTGCTGTCACGCTCTCCACGTTCCACATCGGTATATCCGGCAGCTCTCATGTGCTGAAAAAAATCATCCTGTAAAACAGAATAGGATTTTCGGAGAACAGGCTTACCATTGACTTGCAGAATTGGTTTTCCATCTTTGTCCACAGCAGGTTTGGACAGCCACTTTTTACTGCGGCTGACCTGCATAATGGTTTCCTTTACCGTTCCTCTGAGAGCTTCATCCTTGCAGCGTTTCGACCACAAAATCTGTTTCTCCACCACAGGGACATAGACCACATGAAGATGATAATGGAACACGTCCTTGCCAAGTGCTTCGGACATCGCCCGGTTAATCTCGTCAGCGTGCATGACTGCCGAGAGGATATACTGTTCACCGCCAACAATCTCCACAGCGGATTTATAGGCTTCCTCATAAAACTGTCTGGCGTATTCATAACCGCCGTGATTGTCGAAGTACGCAGAGTTCACATCAAAGACCATTTCGTTGAAATGGACGGCATCCGCCTTCAGACCTCTGGTGGAAATGATGTTGTCAGCTTTCATCTGCTCAAACATTTCAGCGTAGCTCCCGGTAGGTTCTTTGAAGTGTACGTTGAGGGAACTTCTTTCCGGGATAATATCTTCGTTACTGTATATTTCTTTTTCACGCTCATTGTGTGCCTGTGCATCTCCGATGTCATTATCTGTGACATCCATATTTCTTGCACAGGTACGGTCAACTCCGTCATTTCTTGCCATATTTTTCCTTCCTTTCTTTGGGATTTGCAGACAGGTAGCTTTGGAGAGGCACTTCTGCGGAAGTGTAATAACCCACTATGACACTTTCATCCATACTGGCTGCAAAGTGCCGTGGGCTCTCCCGAGGGGCTCTCCGAGGGTAATGCGGTCGCTGCGGCGACCTCTGCCGAACATCAGAAAGTTGTCTGCTCCTCTTTCCAATGTCCGGCACGGACGGCTGCTGTTTTGCGAAACCGCCCCGTCCGTTGACAGAAAAAAGACTGACTTTTTCCTGTCATTTGGGTACGTCACGAAGGTTTTATACAGGAGTGATTTACGCTCGTACGCTGTGTACGTACGTACCAAAAAATCAATCCCGCCATTCCTCCGGTACGTACGTACACGGCGAAACGTCGTAAAACCCATTTATATTCGGACGGGCTACGGCTTCAATTCCCATGAATCCCCACACCCTGCGCCCGGCAGAGTTTGTGATTTTGTTGGTGTGTTCCAGATTGTAGCGACTTAAATTTGCCACCACACTGTCACTAAAGCTGCGGGATTTCAGGGGCGGCAGAGAATTTTCCTCACACCACATCCGATAAATTTCGTACAGCTCCTTGGAGCTGATGGAAGCATCCGCTTTCAGCCGGATATAGCCCTCAGACTCCATGAAGTCGAAAATATTGTTGTTGTCACGCTTGACGGACTCTCGGTTGGTTTTGGTGCGCTCACTTTCCGTGAATTTGAAATTGTTGGCAACCAGACGCTGCAATCCCTCAAACGCCCAGAGGAAAATGCCCTCCACCTCAGCTTTCATCTTCTGGGCGAGGTCAGGGTCATCCATTCTTCCGGCAGGCTTTTCCTTTGTGGTCAGCACAAGCTGTCTGCGGTAGAAACCGTCACTTCGGTCATACAATGCCTGTAAATCTCCGTTGGAGAAAGCCAGCAGACGGGCGAACATCCAGCCCTGATAGCTCTGTTTGCCCTTGCGCTCCAAATCCATTTTCCCTTGAGCTGTCACAATGGATTTCACATAATTGGTCTGGCGCAAGGCTTCCATTCGCATATCATCATCCACGCATAGGAGGATATGCTCCAGATCGGCACGGGCAAATCGGTTCTCAGAGATTTTACCAATGCTTCCGTCCTTCATGGAACTGCCCAGCATTTGCCCCAGCACCGCACCGATTTGGGATTTACCCTCGCCGCCATTGCCCTTAATGACCATCATCCTCTGTCCTTTATTGGAGGGAATCAGGCAATAGCCGATAAATTCCTGCAAGGTAGGGATGTCCTCCGGGTAAAGCAGACCATTCAGAAAGGAAAGCCACAGCACAGGTTTCGGAGTATCCGGGCGATAGAAAACCGGGAGCCTGTTTCTCACAATATCCGGCTTCCCCTCTGTAAAAGTGCCGTCCAGCATGAGCGTACCGTTTGCCAGATGAATCCTGTCCTGCTCCGGCGGGAAGTCCTCCACATGAGCCGCCAGCTTCATAATCTCAATGATGTTGCTGATTTTGCGGGGAATGTTGTTCACGGCACAATATTTCAATTCTTCAAAGATTTCGCCACGAAGCGGCAGGTCGTCCGTCACTCGACCATCAGGTGTGAAAAAAGCTCCGTTTGCAAAGATAATCTGACGGGTTCTCAGAAAATCTTCACAAAACAGAGCTTCATTGATACTCTTGCCGTCAAACCACATCGGCACATTCATCTCAAGCAATTTCCTGTTCTCTGACATGGCAGCGCACCTCCTTTTTCTGCTCGTCCAGTCGTGTTTGCATTCTTGCAATCGTTCCGTCTGTCAAAAGTTCCTTGACGGTATCAGTCCTTTCTTCCTGATCGCTCATAAGGAGCAAATCGTTCAGATACTCCACATATTCCAGCTTGTGGCAAGCTTCCACGAACCTCTCATCCGGCTCGTCCTCCGGTGCTTCGGGAGCATATCGCTCTTTCCAGTCCTCCAAAAGATGAAGATACCCGGACAGCACATTCATGCAGAAAAGCTCGTCCTGTTTCGACTGATTCACACGGGGACGGTACTTCTTTACCTGTGCCACCACGGACGGCGGCCTGTCCAGTCCGAAATCCGCAGCCAGTCTCTGCGCTGCTTCATAGGCAGACAGGTCAAGCAGCCTTGCCACAAAGTCAATCACATCTCCCTTGGCACCGCAGCCGAAGCAATAGAAGTAATCCTCGTTCAGCTTCAAGCTGGGGTGTCTGTCATCGTGGAAAGGGCAGCAAATCATCCCGGAGCGATTGATTTTCAGCCCGTAGTGTTCGGCGGCTTGCCTAACCGTGACCGCCGCCTTGACTGTTTCAAAAATGTTCATTTGCATAACCTCCTTGATTTTTCTCGATGATTTTTTCATCTGCCTGAATATACGCAGAAAAACGCTTTCAACCGAAAAATCAGGCACTTCCGCAAGCAAAGCAAAAAGCCGCCCCGAAAACTTGAAAAAATGCAAGTTTCGAGACGGCAGTGTTCACACAAAGTTGGTTGATATTGTTCCGTAAATAGAATATAATTGAAGTTAATATGAATCAGGAGGGATGATACAGAAATGAAATACCTGTCTACATTTGAAGTTGCCGAGAAATGGGGTATCTCTCCCCGAAGAGTTGGTATCCTCTGCAACAATGACCGCATACCGGGCGCACAGCGGGCAGGAAGCCGCTGGATCATCCCGGAGGACGCTGAAAAGCCGACAGATGCCCGCATTAAAAGCGGAAAATATATCAAACAGAAAACAGACAGAGGGGAGGAAGCATAATGGCTGATACTTATTTACCCGCCGATGTTCGGAAAAGAATCGTTGATGTAATGAGAGAACGCAAGATGACCCAGCGAGAACTGGCACTTCGGATTGATGTGAATGAAAGCACCATCAGCCGCTTCCTTAGCGGAAAGACCGAAAAGCTGAGCGAAGAAAGCGTTATCCGCATCGCCAGAGTGTTCAATGTGTCCACGGACTTTATCTTGGGTACGACCGTAATCCCGGATAAAAAGAACTACGATATTTCAGAACTGGGATTATCTGTTGAAGCTGCAAAGAATCTTTATACCGGAAAGGTCAACAATGATGTAGTCAACCGTCTGCTGGAAAATCCCCGCTTTGCCATGGTTACTTATATGATTGCACAGTATATGGATGATACCCTTGCAAGAGGATATGCCGCACAAAACCAGATGTTTGCTACCGTTGGCTCTCTGCTGTTGGGACAGAACCAAGCTCCCGAAGCAGTACAGGCAGCCCGAACCGCTAATGCCATGAAAATTCCCGCTTATCAGGCAGACCAGACCACGATTCAAAACACCTTTATGACGGTGGTTAAGGAAATCAAGAAAGAAGCAGGCAGCGATTTGGTCGCAGCCAAGGCAATCAGCAAGGAAGCCACCGAAAAGATGTTTGCCGAGCTGACCAAGGGGCAGGATATGCAGAATCCGACCATCACGCCGGAAGCAGTTGTTGATGCTATTACAGGCAGCATTTCCGGTGTCGATGGAGTCAATCAGGAAGCTCTGGACAACTTTAACAAAGCCTTGCTGGGGCTGATGCAGACGATGGTGCTGCCGGAAGATGATGGACAAGATAACTAACGAGCAGCTCTGTATTGCGGCGCAGAGCGGTGACAAATGGGCAGAAAACGCCCTTGTAGAGAACAATCTGCGGTTTATCCGAAAGACGGCATACGAGATATGGAGCGCACAGCGGGAGCTGAACGTTGCCCTCGGCATTGAACTGAACGATTTGGTGCAGGAGGGTTCATTGGGGCTTCTGGGCTGCATAAGCAGCTTTCAACCCGACTACGGGAACAAGTTTTTGACCTATGCTGCCCCGGCTATTCATAATGCCATGCTGGACTACATCCGCAGGCTGAATCCTACCTTTGAAGCCAAAAATCTGGACTGTATCATTCGTCTGGATGAGGTCAAAAAGGGCGAGAATAAGGGACAACATGAATTTATAGCAAATTCCAGAGTACAGAACCCAGAGCAGATTTTCATTGCAAAGGAAACCCACGAAGAAATCCATACGGCTCTGGAAATGATTGATGAGCGAGAGAAAGCCTATCTCTGGTATCGCTTTGGCTTTGAGGACGATGTCCTCCATCCTCTGAGCGAAACGGCGAAGCACTTCCATCTGTCAGAGAGCAGAGCAAAGTCCACGGAGAAATTGGCTCTGGATAACTTCTGGCTGGAACTGCCTTGGTGGTACTAAATATTCAAAGAAAGGGACATGTAATCATGGAAAAATATAAAATACTCATCATCGAAGATGACCCAATCATTCAAACTGAATTACAAGTTCTGTTAAACGGAAACGGATATGAGGCATCCGCAGTTACTGACTTTACATCAGTTATGCAAGCGGTCAAAAATACTCATCCCTATTTGATTTTGCTGGACATAAAGCTGCCACAAGAAAGCGGCTACTCAATCTGTTCTCAAATCCGCAGTTTTTCCAATGTACCGATTATCTTTGTAACAAGCTGCAATACGGACATGGATGAATTGAACAGTATTTTGCTGGGTGGAGATGCTTTTATCACCAAGCCTTATAACACAGCAATTCTGCTGGCAAAGATTTCATCCTTGATGAAACGAGCTTACCCGATAGAACAAATTGAGCGTCTGAATTGGCAAGGAGCGATTCTTCACTTAGAAAGTAGCACGATTGAATATGACGGTAACCAAGCAGAACTGACAAAGAATGAATTGAAAATATTATATTATCTTTTCAAACACGCAGGAAAGATTTGTTCCCGTAATGATATTGTAGATTATCTATGGGACAATCAGCTATATGTGGATGACAATGCTTTGAGCGTCAATATCAACCGCATCCGGGAAAAACTGGCGGGCATTGGCCTGACGGATTTTATCAAGACAAAGCATCGCCAGGGGTACACGATATGAACAGCAAACGGTATTGGAAAAACAGGCTTCCATTTCTGCTGACGAACCTTGTTTGCATGGCTGCGCTCACTGTATTTTTGCTGGTGTGCGGCAATTCGGCTTCCGCAGTAGTATTGATCCTGATCGTATGGGCATTGATTTTGCTGATGGGACTTGTCCTCACTTACTGGAAACGAAAGCGGCAGATGAAAAAACTTCTGGATATGGCGAAGCAGCTCTCCGAGAGATACCTTATTTCTGAAGTGATGGAACTGCCGGAACAGGCCGAGGATCAGGTTTACTATCAGATTTTGAAAAT